GCTTTTTATTTTATGCAAACATCATCAAATGTTTAATCAACGTAAGAAAAGTTTAAAATAATTATAAATAGTAACGAGCTAATACGGGCGTATTAGATCAAGCCACGTTGGCACACATAAATTAAGTCTTATAAAGATTAATTGGAGAAAAGCAAATGAGTAAAGTATTAGGCATTGACCTAGGCACGTCTAATTCGTGCTTCGGAATCTATGAAAACGGTTCAGTCACCGTAATTCCAAATTCAGACGGTTCAAAGACAACGCCCTCAGTCGTGGCGTTCAATTCAGATGGCACACGAACCGTTGGACAAGTCGCAAAGCGACAAGCAATTATGAATCCGCTTACAGTCATTCACTCTGTTAAGCGTTTGATTGGCAAAAAGTATTCGCAGATCCAAGATCTTAAGAAAGTTCTTGCGTATGAAATCGTCGAAGGCAAGAATGGATTTGCATGCGTCAAGGTAGACGGCAAGATTTACACTCCTGAAGAGATTTCCTCTATGGTTCTCGCTAAGCTGAAAGCTGACGCTGAAGCTTACATTGGCGAGCCGATTAAAGACGCCGTCATCACAGTTCCAGCATACTTTGGCGATGCAGAGCGCCAGGCGACGAAAGACGCTGGAAAGATCGCAGGCTTGAACGTCCTTAGAATCATCAACGAGCCGACAGCTGCAGCTTTGGCGTACGGCCTCGACAAGAAAGACAGTAAGATCATCGTTGTGTTCGACATTGGCGCCGGAACATCTGATGTCTCAATACTTGAATACGGCGATGGCGTCTTTGAAGTTCTTTCTACGGCGGGCGATGCGCTTCTTGGCGGCGATGACATCGATGAAGCATTGATGAAGTTCGTCGCTGACGACTTCAAGAAGCAGAATGGCGTCGATCTTCTAATCGACAAGCAAGCGAAAGCTCGTCTGAAAGAAGCTTGCGAGAAAGCTAAATGCGAGCTGTCTAACGCTAGTATGTCAAGCATCAACTTACCGTTCATTACAGCGAATGCTTCTGGCCCATTGCATTTGACGATGGACATCACGCGTGCTCAGTTTGAGCAGTTGGTCTCGCAAGTGTTCGACAAGTTCCGCGCTAAATGCCAGCAGTGCATGGACGACTCAAAGAAGTCGTTTGAAGACATCTCAGACGTCATCATGGTTGGTGGTTCAACTAGAATCCCATATATCCAGAACTTCGCTAAAGAGTTCTTCCATAAAGAAGTCAACAAGACTGTCAACCCGGACGAGGCAGTTGGCGCAGGCGCTGCAATCCAAGGTGCAGTTCTTGCTGGCGATAGTTCAGTTGGCGATGTAGTTCTGCTTGACGTCACGTCTCTTAGCTATGGCATCGAAACGCTAGGCGGCGTTTTTACGCCCATGATTCCTCGCGGCACGACTATTCCTACCAAGAAGACTGAGATATTCAGCACAGCTGCCGACAATCAGCCATGCGTCTCAATCCGCGTGTTCGAAGGCGAGCGCTCGAAAGCTATGGACAACAAGCTTATTGGCCAGTTCGATCTCGATGGCATTCCACCAGCTCCGCGTGGCATTCCAAAGATCGAGGTCACATATGACGTCGATGCGAATGGCGTTTTGAACATCACTGCTAAAGATCTTGGAACTGGCAAGAACTCCCATATCACCATCACACAAAACGGTGGACTTTCTGAAGAAGAGATCGACCGCATGGTGAAAGAGGCTGAAGCGAACAAGGAAGCTGACAAGAAGTTTAAAGAAGACCAAGATCTTCTTAACAAGGCTGACGCGTTAGTTTTCAATCTTGAAAAGCAGATGAAAGACAATGATGATAAGATTCCTCAAGAACTTAAAGACAAAATCAATCCTCTTATTGAAGAAGTCAAGAAGAACAAGGAAGCTAAGGACATCGAAGCGCTGAAGCAGTCGATGGAGAAGCTGAATCAAGAAGCAATGGCGATTGGCCAGAAGATCTACGAAGCGGCTCAAGCTGCACATGCAGCGCAGCAGACTACTGAGCAAGCTGCCGATGAGCAGAAAAATGATGACGGCACAATCAATGCTGAAGTCGTCGAATAATAATAGTATTATTTAAATTGAAACAAAAGGCTCCTATAATATGGGAGCCTTTTTTAATATGTCTATACAATAAATAAAAATATATAAAATAATGCAATATAATATAAAAATGAATAGTATTGAAAGAGCATATAAAAGCATTCTTTTAGAAGCTTACATTGAATCAAGTATTGATTCAATCAATGAATCATATGAAGCTTATAAGAATCATCTTATCACAGAAGATTCATTTTTGTCAAAAATTGGAAATTTCTTTAGAGAATTAGCAACTTCATTTAGGACAGTAAAAGAATCATTGTCTAAGGGATGGGGAGCTTTCAAAAAAGCATGTTCATGGCTTTTTAATCTAATCCCAATTCAGGAGCTCCTTCAGTATGCTGGCATAACAGCTAGCGCATTAACAAGTTTTTCAATCGCATTGAAATCGTGTATTATAATCGTTCCTGCAACTAAAATTGGATATGAAGCTTATAAGAGGACAAAGGAAGAAATTCAAAGTGACGATGTCGATACATTGATTGAAAAAAATAGACAAGACGATAAATCTGAAACTAAAGACAATACGGATAGTAATACAGACAGTGCTGAGAATGACGAAGTTGAAGTTGTAATAGATAAAGAAAAATTGAGAGATGAAACCAAAAAATTCTTTAAAGATCAATCGTTCTTTAAGAAGGCTATAACTTTTATCTTAAAGATGAGCAAAAATCTTGGAATTCTGATTTTAGAAAATCTACCAATGATTTTCAAATGTATTGTTGGCTATGCATTGACTGACGCCTTTCAGAAATCTATAGGCAAGAAATCAATAGTGCGTAGAGCTGGAGAGAAGGCGGGCGACACCGCCGCAGATGTTGCTATAAGTATTGGCCGTAAAAATCCAGTATATTATCGTATGCCGGTATGTAAAACTACGGAAGAAGCTTTAGATGAAGCTGATAAAGCATATGCCGATCTTATAGCGAATGGCGAAATCCCAGGCGGCCTTCTTGGCTATAATAATTTGTCGAAAGGAAGAAACCAAGGCGCCGGAACATCATGGCTTGACTATGATCCAAAAAGAAATCCTGGATCAATGCGTAAGCAAGATGGAAGTCTGAACAATGAAATGCCTCTTGGAGAAATGCTTAAGAAAGGCCCTGGTGGCGCTGATATTTTAGGCAATTTAGATCCTAATTTAGGTCTTGGCTATTAAAGATTGAAACTATTTAATGAAGATAGTTCAACTTACACTATTAAGTGATACTATCTTCATTTTAGCATTCTGTATAGTGCTTTGAGAAGCATTTGGATGATCGATGATCTTCTTTAGCACAGTCGTTGGATGACGGTGGATTGTCGCAGGATGGCTGCCGTCTGACGTTATAGACTCAATGTATGCAAGAACGTTATCTGTAGCATTTAGATTTGATGCAAAGCAGTTAGCTGCATATTCAGTGTATTCGCTAGTAGAGATGTTCTGCTTCCATGCTTGATAGACTGGATGACCATGATGCAGCACGTTGAGCATATGACTTTCAGAATATGGGCAGTATCTCCATGCTTGCTGGACTAGCAAGAAGGATTCGCATTGTTTTGTGTCGAATTTCACTCCATAGTTCTGGAGTGTATTGATAAAGTTTTTGTCTGAGGCAAAGCATTTTGGAACGCTTAGTCTTTCATATACTTTATGCTCGAAGAACTGATGTATTCTGTAGTCTAATGGAAGACTGCTATATTCCATTAGTTTTGTCAATGCACGCTTGAAATATTTTATAGTGTTGTAATACATTGTGTTTTCGCATAAGCATTCCAGAAGTTTTTCGTAGATGTCTCTAACATCTACGTTATCGACGAGAAACAACACAAGACCAAGCCAGCCATAGCGGCTTAAGCTATTGTCGATGTTCTCGTTTGACAGAAACTTGCTATTGACTATGAAGTCTTTAAACTGCTTATAGAAATTGATCTGAGGTTCGTATGAATTTGAGTCGCTGTTAGCTTTAGCTATCTCGTCTTCCCAATCGATGCCATCTAATAGTCTTCTAATATTCTGAAGACTTTTGAAATATTTAAATCCATACGGTGGCTCAACGCCTTCATTCCATGATTCTAAAGCTGATAGAATTCGCTTGAAGTCTTCAATGTCTGCATCTTTCTCTGATACGACGACGCCATCAGCAGTCAAGATCTCTGCCAATTCATTTTCACAGTCATGCATACCATACATTGCTAAGTTCATTAGCATCTCGTAAATGGCATCTGACAAATCAGGGCGTCTTGCGATGATATAGTCGACTAATTCCGCGTCGTCGTTTATTTTCGACAATTCATTTTCATTAGATGACTGCTCTACATTTTCAGTCAATATATTCACGTAGACTTTAATGAAATCGTTTATTTTTTTCATTTCTTCAAATGCTAAAATTGACATATCGTATAAATTATATTTATTTCATTTCGATAAGTCTGCCATGCTTGATTACATCGTCTCGATTGATGACTCTAAAATTCTTATAATTGAGATAGGACGCTTTCTTCACTGCATCTAATGTCATATCTATGTAGTTTCCAGTGAACCAACAATCGTCGTTGTATTCTTTGAACCTAATCACATCATAGTGACTAGAATATATTGAGTCGATTGAGTATCTGCGCTTGCCGATGTCTACTTTATCTTTCCAATCTTTAAGAGTCTTATCGTTTACGCCCCAAGGCTGACTATATGTCAATGATATGTTAGCAGTTAGCTCTTTAGCGAAGCTTAAGCTCACTGGATACAGTTCAAGAAAACCATCGCTTCGATTTGGCGTGTCTAGGAAAATAGCTTCTCTTCTTCTGGCGTTAGTCTTTATGTCGCTTCCATCGATTCTTACGATCTTGTTCTGGAACTTATATCTGTCATCGAAAATAAGATAGATCATCACGCTGTTCTTATATGCATCAAAGTACTTCCAATACTTCTTCTCAACGACGTAAGCATCGCCTTTGATTTTCCAGTCTTCATATCGCTTTATTTGAAGCTTCTCTATTTCTACACAGAAGCTGTTGTCGTTCTCGTCTATTAAGTCGATGCAGAGCTTTCCAACGTCCGCTGTCTGGCCTGTGCTTTCGTATATTTTGTCCGGTGTGTCGATTAAGTCTCTGTTTTCAGTCTTCTTAAAGAACTTCTTCACGATAAGCCTGTCTATGTCGTCGTTGTATCCGTATTTCATTTGAACCACTCAATTAATGTTTTATGATGTCTGTTTTCAATATAAATTAAAGCGTTCTGTTTAATTCGTATAAGAATGTTCAAATGAAAATTTCTAGATAATTTTGTTCAACTTGTCTTTAAAACGTATAAATATTTTTAGAAGTTTAAAATAATTATTTAATGCAAACTATTAAGTTCAAAATTAAGCATGAATTCACTGAAGAGATTCTCAAATATCAAAGAGAGTATTCTGCAGTGCTTCATACTGCTTTTGAATTCATTAAGAATGCCAAATATAAAGATTCTTGTTTCGACTACATGAAACCAGGTTCAGCTTTGATTCAGCGAATCAAGTCGATGAAGCGGCATTGAGCTGATGAATTCCTGGCTAATTCAATGTGCAGTCAGTGAAGCATTTCAAATGAACGAGTCATTCAGCTTGAAAAGAGAAGAGTATGCAAAGAAGCTACTTAGAAAGAACGAGCTTGAGCAGAAAAAGAATCTATTCAAAGATGAAAAGAAAGAGCTAAGAAAGCTGCAGCAGCTGAAAGAACCAAAAGTCATCTTTGGCGGAAGAAATCTGTTTGTCAAAAGATGCAAAGAGCAGATCTCAACGGAAGAGTTCATGCAGAAAAGATTAAATTCAATCTACTCAATTGGAACTGCAAGACCGTATAAAGGAAACCAGAAATTTAGGATTAGTGAAGATCTTCAGCATGTTGTTTTCCAGCCTGACCGAAAGCATCATTTTGAACTTCAACTAATCGGAGTCAGCAAAGGATACAAGGACATACTTAGAAGACTTTATGCAAGACAAGAACTGAAGGATCTGCCAATTACATATAAGTTGAATTCAGAATTCATCTACATCAGCTTTGAAGAAGACAAACTGTACAAAGATGAGTTCAACTTCAAGAAGAAGAAAGACCGCTATTGTGCGTTAGACTTGAATCCAAACTACATTGGCTGGAGCGTAGTTGATTGGACAAGCTCAAATACATGGAGATTGGTTGAGTCTGGGGTCTACTCCTTTAAACAGTTGAATGATGAATTCAATTCAATCAAAGGAACTTCAAGTTCTGATGAAAAGAAAATCTACTTGAACAACAAAAAAAGGCATGAAGTCATTGAAGTAGCAAAGAACTTAATTGAAAAATGCTGCTATTACAAAGTAGAGAACTTCGTGATTGAAGATTTGAACTTCAAAAATTCAAAGCTTAATACAGATAAGGACTATAACCGTCTTTGCAGAAACCAATGGATTAGAAACAGTTTCATCAACAACTTGAAGAAGAGGTGCAGTATCTTCTCCATCAATTTCATGGAAGTTCTACCTCAGTACTCTTCATTTGTTGGAAACATCATGTTTAGAAGTCTGGATAAGCCAGACATGGTTCTTTCAAGCATTGAGTTAAGCAGAAGAGGTTATGAGTTCAAGCATCAATATGTCTTGAAAGACAAGCCTCAGACAAAGAACATAGTGAAGATAGACATCAATGACGATGTCTTTAAAGAGCTTTTCAGAAAGTCAATGGAAGAATTTTCTGTTGAAGTAAGCTTTAAAGATGTCATTGATGCTTATTGGCACTTCAAAAGAGACTCTAAATTATCGTATAGAGTCTCACTGGATAGTATAATAAATAATATTAACAGAGATTTTAGGGATTTTTTAAGTAGACATTCTAGAATGCAAAATATACAATTTTATACAAATTGAATATTTTTATATAAAAATCCTACAATATCGTTAGATGTTTAAAACAAAAGGAACTTATAAATGAACAATGAAAATGGATACTGGCTTGTAGACGATCTTACGTCTACTGACAGTCGTTTTACTGTTGGTGGCGAGCCTATCACGGCTGCTGCTATCGATGGCGTCATCTCAACGAATGGCGTTTCGCTTAGTTCGATCACTGACACTGAAGCTCTGGGTGGCGAGGGGCTTGGCCTTGCAAATCCAGCAACTGCTATGGCTAACAAGATCAAAGCGTTTTTCGCTGGCACAGACGGAATCACAGTTAGCTTTGAGTACGCGCCGACAAAGCAAATGATCGACCCAAGGATATTTAGCTGCAACCATGGCTTCTACATGCCTGAAGTCGAGAATGTCGATAGTCTTGATGACGTCGAACCGCTTGCTCCTCTGGTATCGATCTTCGTCACGGATCCATCGGCTGTCGTAGACAATAGAGCTGAGTATCTCAATAGGACCATCAAGCATGTCTACGACTTTGGTGGCATTAAGCTTTACGTCGTGGTGTTCGATGCATGCGCCGGCGCGGCTGAGCCAATGAACAAGCCTTCTTATGGCGTCTCAATGGAGATTGCTGAGCAGCTTGAGATTGCTTTAAAAGGCAATCCAAACTTCCTGAGATACTTTGGAATCTACGTAGAATTGTTCAATACGACATATCACTTCCTTGAGTTCCAGCCGAAAGTCATATTCTACCAAGAAGACAATTTCTCGAATGTTAGAGGCTTCAGCGCCGCGCTTCCTGAGAACTTGTTTAGAGAGATCTTTGACTCGACATACACCTATTACGGTGGCGAGGAACCCGAAACACGCAATACATTAGATGGCTTCTTGATCTCGACATACGTACCATCTAACAAAATGACACATTGATGCGTCTAGACTAATCGATATGATAGAGGCCGGCTAAGATTAGCCGGCCTTTTTCTTATTCTTCAATTTCAAGAATTCTTAAGTCGCCGCCGAATTCACAGTCGCCACATAAATTGAAAGAATGTGGCGTTACTTGGATTTCATGCTTTTGCGAATTGCGGTGCCCATGGATTTGATAAACATCAGTGTCGGTCAAATGAGCTTCGAACTGAGCGTCCACGTCTGACTCATATTCATTGCTCTTGATGAACTCGCTTGCTGCTACTTGCATTACGCTTGGCGGGACGAATCCAACGCCTGCATGCGTAATGAAGAACTTCTTGTCTCTGAACTTCAAGTAGCATACGGCTGAAAATTTTCTGCAGACGTTTCTAAGATCTTTCTTCTTGAACTTCTCCAGCTGCTTTGACGTATAGTCGAAGAACTCTGAAGACTTGCACTTGTCCCTCTTTCCAGCTCTTATCTCGTCATCATATTCCTCGTCAGCGTATTCGCGTAGCCATCTCTCATGGTTTCCCTCTAGAAGCACTACGTTCTTTCTATCATAATGCTGCAAAAGCCATTCTACTACCTTGTCGTTTTCAAGACCCCTATCGATGTAGTCGCCAATGAAGACGTATAAGTTCTCTTCTGAGAAAGGATGCTCATCAAACCACTTCTTTAGAGGATCATAGCAGCCGTGAATGTCTCCAACTACGACGACTTTCTTATATTGGTCAGCGTCCATTGGCTTCCATTCTTTCAAAAGACTTTTGATAGAGCTGACATCGCCATAGTCGATGACTTTGCAATAGCCAGGGACGTCTTGATTTCTAAACCTTGAATAAATGTTCTCGACGACGACTTCAGGAACTCGCTTGTACTCAGGCCTGTTCATGTTCTGCATCAAGCAGACGTTCAGAGGTATAGACGAGAAGTCGATGCAGTATAGACGGTAGCGGTACTTCTCAATAAGCTTCTTGTACTTAGCGAAGTCTTGAGACTTACTATGGCATGCGTCTACGATGCAGAGCTCTCCTCGCTCCATTCGTTTTTCAAGCATTTGGAACAGCAAGTCCCAGACGAACCTGTCGTTTCGTTGAGATATCTGAAACGTGCCATTATTATGATCCATCACAGGAGACTGCATCAATAGTCTCAACGCGTCCGCTGACAGCGCATAGTCTGTAAGTCCAAAGTTCTTTAGCCAAGTCGACTTGCCACAGCCAGGCGCGCCTCTCATTAGAACTAATGCTCTCATTTTTTAGTCTCCTTTTTGAACAATTTCTCTATCTTATATGCAAGTGTCTTACTTCTTAAGTCGCGCTTCGTCTTCTCTACGAACTCTATCATACTGATAGCGTCTAAAAACGAAACAGGAATTCCAGAATTGATTTTGTCATACAAATCTATGACTTCAGCTGCGCCTTCCTTGCCAAACTCCTCTTCAGCTCGCTTCGCGCATTCAGCTTTTAAGTCGTAGATTCCAAATAGTTCTTTAAGCTTTGCTAGCATTGGCATTCACCTTTTCAAAAGCATTTCTGACATCGATGATAGACATCTTCTGCAATTCGTCTCGGCCAAGCCTCTTCATAAATCCATAGACGTCGTTCATCAATGGCGTCGTAAGACCAGACGTAGAGACGATATGACCTGCTGCAAGCTTCTGCTTATAGCCTCGCATGGCTTTCCAGAACTTGTACCAGCCACCTTTCAATTTGAAATGATACCCGGTAGCGTCCTCGAGGACGTAGCCTTCGATGCCTTTTGTAGAATCATACTTCTCAATGTCTACAATGAAGCTGTATAAGTTGTCCCAGTCGTAGAACACGTAAGGACGACTTTTTACTGGAAACTTGAACTTGACGCTAATGGCTTTAAGTTCATCGTAGCTAATGTGCTTAAAGCTTTTTTCAAGAAATATTTCATCAAGCAGAACCAAATGCTTGTCAGCGTATTCGACGATATGTGGGTCGTTTGACGGATCGATGATCTCGAACACTAAGCATGCATTCGACTCTACCAAATGCGACGCAAGCTCTTGGAAGTAAGCTTGGCCTTCGTCTTTTCGAGTGCTGTAGAAGATGTCTTTAAAATACGTCGAATAAGAGCCATCTATCATAGACTTTGTGCAGAACAAGAACTTCTTCTCTACTTTGTCGTATGACAAAATTCCTAGAAACCCATTGTACTTCGAGTATGCAGCGACAGGAAACTTCAGATTGTCTTTTAGCCAGTCTGGCTGGTTGAAATCGCGCTCTCGATAGTTGAAGAACTTATCGAATCCACGAGCGACGATTCTTCCATCTACATTGTCGATGAACAGGCCTCTAGCTATCTTAGACAAATCGCTCCATCTGCTACTGTTGAAGACGTCTCTGCTAAAATTGAACGAGCTGATATGTCCGAAGCTCTTCTCTTGAATGTCTTTCTTGTTGTCTCGAAGCACATCTAGCAAGTCTTTGTTGTCGATTGAAGGCGCTGCTTCAGACACGGCTATGTCTATATGCGTATTGTCTACTCTAAAGACGTCGTTTTTAATGTAATGAGAAGTAAATTTCATTCAGCCCACCATTGATGTTAAGATTAAAAGACTAAAAATCTATAACAATATAAACTAAAAAAGCCGCAAATGCGGCTTTTTGTAGTGTTTTATTAAGTTTTTATAAATTTCTAATATATTTGACCCAATCCTGTGGACTCTGCGTCATATAAATGAGGTTTTCATTATCCTCATCGACTTCATCATAGTTTCCATAATACAATATCTTGTTGTCTAATTTTATGATAAACGTATTGACAGGATTGTTTACTTCTGATGCAAGACGTTTTCCAATGAAGTCCTCAAACGTATCGTCTTCATTGTCCATTGGGCTTATGTCTTCTTTAATGCACATCATTAAAGCTGATAGACCGCGTTTCAAAGCTGCATTGATGTCGTTTCTAAGCATTGGCGTAAGCTTAAATGCAGCGGTAGCCGATGCTGAAACTTTTTCATCGCCAACGCTTGCTACTATTTTTGGAAGATAGCATTTAGGTAGAAATTCATTGAAATCATATGCATTTGAATTCATATTGCTTATGTCTACATCGTTGAACGTTAGATACGCACCCATTTCCAGCAAAGCTTTTCTATTGTCTACCGGCATATGAGAAAATGGAGATTCACTACTAAGATTCAAGCCTGCTAAAGACGACTGCACAAATTTTAGCATTTCCATTGTATATCTACGCAAAGTCTCTTCATCATAATTCTTAAGATACTGAGTTGGAACTGTTTTTATATACATATCTAAAAGTCTACTTCTCAATTTGCTTTCTAAGCCAACTTTTAGTTCTAAATCTGCTATTTTATTTTTAATATCATTTATCTGCTTGTCATAATTTTCAGTTTCGTCAGCAATTTTCTTTTTATATACAACGGCTGCTGCACTGTTAGCGTCTTTCTTTGAAGCGCTTTCAATTGCGTTTTCAAGTTCTCTGATTCTCATTCCTTTCTTATGCATTAAATTTGCAAGCTGCTCTTTATACCCAGGCAACGCATCGATTGCCTTTTGGCGATCTGCATAATGAAAAGGATCGGGCTCATATGCAACTCTTTGGTAATAAAGATTAATCGATAGTTTTTTTAGAAAATCTATGATAGTATTGTTTTGCTGCTCTTGATAAAATTTCATGCCTTGTTGCGGAAACGTTTCAATCTGCGTTGCGATATATTGTTTATTTCCAGAAAAACCATCTTGGAAAAGATCTTTTAACTCAACGTGATTGATAGTCCTAGTTTCATTTATTATTCTAAGATATGCATTTGTCAAAATATCCGTAGTATTCATAGCTTAGCCCACCATGGAACATATGTATCGTTTTTCTCAAGTTCATTCGTTGCAGTCACGCAAGAAGTAAGCGATGCTGCTAGAATTAGAACGAGTATTATGCTGGTTATCTTTTTCATATGAAGAAACTTACCGAATTGACGCCATCTTCAAGTTTTGTTATGTTATGTTTCTGTTCGTCGAACAATTTGAAATAGCCGTCTTTTAATTTCGCTTCCATAAACGTACATAATGACAGTGTCTGTAGCTGTAAGCGTCATCAACGTCGCTGGCTTTCCATTCTTGTCTATAGAAGGTCTTGTGCTGCCTGTGTATCTAAGAAGCTCAAACAAGATAGTCCCGCTACTTCTATCATATCCACACGGCCTACAGAATTGGATGAATCCTTTTCCAAGAATCGTGTTCTTTTCTTTAGTAAGTTCGAAGATCTTTCTTCCATCCACGTAGTCTATTGTAAATATGCCAACCGCTAAAGGATGATCTTCATTTAATTCTTCTAGTCTTTCTGGAGTCGTCATTGCTTGATCTTCAGGCGTAAGCTGATGCATAAAGCCGCCAAGCTTTGGCTTACTGAAATGCTGTGTTATATCGATGTTGTTAGCATACCTTAGACTGCTCATATTGCCCATATTCTCTACTGTTAGATTGAACCAACGTGGATTTGCGCCTAACGTTAGGAACATTACTCTAACGCGGCCATCTTTAGTAAAGCCCTTCGACTCCACAGTGCCAGTAAGTCGTCCGATAGTGCCATTCATAAAATGATAATTGAAACTTATTGGGCTTTTACTTAAAAGAGCCTTTTCTATCTCAATATAGAAGTTCGCATCATCGCCAATGTTGATTGCTTCAGAAATAATGTTTAGATATGCTGTTTCTATCTTATTCATTTTGACATATGATTACGATGTTATTTTATGTTAGTCTTCCATATTGTTTAAGCAGTTCTTAATGTATGCACCACACATAAACTCTTTGTCAAAGACATCCCATGCAATGCAAGCAAATCCATACTTGCCCCATTTAAAACCCCATGAATTCTGAATGAAAACGCCTACGTTGTTATAGCCAACGCAAATGATAGCGTGTCCGCCTAGAGACTTGCCATTCGCTTTCTCAAGTACAAGCTTTCCGTCATGCTTCTCCCAGTCTTCTGTGATATTCAAGCCAATTAAGCAAGTACCATAGCGGTGAATAGCCTTCTTTAGTTCATTAGACGTGAAGAACAATTTAATGTCTTCTTTACCATGATCCTTTATCCAGCCTAAGTTGATCATGCCAATAAGAACTGCGTCAAGGGTCGTTCCGCCATCGTATGGAATGCCATCAAATTTTTTCACTTCGTTATATAGCATTACTGGATCAAAATCTACAGGTTTTCCAGTCTTTCTCCAAAGAATGCCTTCGATCCATGATGTAGCTGTGTAAGCAGCGCACATCGACGTCATACCTTGGTCTTCAGTTTTTAAGACTAAATCTCTCATATCCATTGTATTTGGATATGCATTTCCGTCAGACTCTCGTGTATATGCTTTAAGAGGCTTTGGCGTATTGAAAACAAGATTTGGTACGAATTTCATAATGCTATATAACAAATAATTTGTTATATTTATTTTTTTAGCACAATTCTATTTGAGAAATTCTGTCGTTCCGCTTTGCTAAACGTTGGAAAGCTGTTGTTCATATACGGCTTCATCTCTTTCAGCATCTCTTTGTCGTCGCCGTCTAAACACATGCAAGACTCTATCTTCGCCAATGTATATCATTTCGTCGAAGTCAAGCGACTTTCTATATGATCTAAGAACGCTAAGGCAATATTCGTCTCGTATCTTTCCAATGAAGCTTCTACCCATGCTTAGGTTTTCTATGCTAAATCCTGCTTTCGTCTTATCTTGCAAGTTCGCTTCATAGAACTTGCCAATGTAGTCTTTCACCAAGCTTTCAAGATTGGCCTTGTCTATCTTATGATTCGCGTTAGCTAAAACGAATTCGTTTGAATATAGATCGTTTACTAGACGTATGAATCCAGTGTCTCCGCCTAGGCTTTTGAAATTGAACAGTTTTCTATTCGACGCTACTGAAATGTCGTCGTATGCTGGAACGGCTTTTCTAAATAGATCTTCAGCCTCGTCCTGTCTTTCATCAAACAACTTAATGAAGTCATAATGCATTTTGTCGAGTATCGTCGACATTTCGTTGAATGGCCTGTTTGTCTCACCTACTTTCGCTTGCGAGCCTTTCACTTCATACTTCTTTCCGCGATATGATTAGATCGCCGCTTATCAGTTCTCCACATCGCGTCTTTTAAGAATATACATAAGAACAACTCGCCTTTTCCAATTTGGCCATTTACTTTAGCTGTATTGAAGTCAAGAACTTTCTCTAAAAATCCGTCTGATAGATTGAAGCTTGAGAAATGATTGCGGACTACATCGATGACATTACTGTCTTCTAAGTCAGACAAATTCAATCCGAATGTCTTGCTTCTGCTCGTTTATAGCGATGATTGACTTAAACTCGTTTTTATTCAGCAAAGCGAAGTCTTCTAATGGTGACTTAGTAGTCTTTATCATATGATCGATGAAGTCATCGAATGAATCGCTTGCATATTCTTTCTTGAACTGCTTAAACGCCTTGCATTTGTAGGTAAGCTTTCTGATGCTCTTGCATAAATTTATAGAATACGAAAGTCTTCTTACGTCGTACACAAAGTCGTCTATCAAGCCAACAGACAATTCATCATGAAACTTGTCGATGAAATAAGATAGATTCTTCTCATTGTTCAAATTGAACACTTTGTTTAGAATAGCGTTGTCTTTCAGTATAGATGATATCTTATCAAGCGAATTGCAGATCTCTATCTCTACTTCATCTTTTGGGATGAACTTAGTCATCGATCTCCTTTTGTCTAAAGCAATGATGGCCTTGTCAAGCAAGACCACCATTTTTTGTCATATTATGATAAGCTTAATTTTAATTAAGCTTGAAGAATTGCGCATACCTGCTCAAACTCTTCGTCTGTAAGTTTCTCTGGGAAGTCGTTCTGATTTAGCATATCGAGATTCTTTATGATGTCTTCACTATGCGTGTCGTCGTCTGTTGGAACTACTACGACTTCAATTTCGTTTGTTGTGTTCAGATTGCTTTTTTCTCTATTGACTGCAGATTCGTCGCCAGGCTTTATCGCAATCAAGACGTTGCAATTGTAGCATTCATGCTCAATGATGCTGAATAATGAATTGAACGGAGAAGCGGCCTTCGCGATGATGAAGTCGACTTTGTCTTCAACACCATACGACTTTGCGAAGATTTTGAACACTTCAATGACCTTTTCTGGCGTTATCTCAACATTCCCAGGCGAGACGTATTTGTTAGCAGTCCTGAAGATGTTCGTCGAAAGCGTGTTCTTGTAAGCCTCGATCTTAGACTTAAGTATCGTAAGATTTTTCTGAATCGATTCATCGCCATTTGCAATAGCTGCAGTCACAGCAGTATCCATATCTGTAAGCTTTTCAGTCAATGCAATAAAATTTATGCCAGGAGCCCTCTGTGTTTCGTCATTTGATATTGTCAATTTGTTTATTTCATCTACAATGTCATTTAATTGCTTGACTTCGTCCATGTCGCTATTTATAGCAGTAATCTTAGCGACGATATTCTTTATTGTATCAAAGCCTTTTAAGTTTGTCTTACTTATTGAGTTTTCAGATGCTCTCTTTCTACTAAGATTCGATATAACTACGCATACATGATCATTATGTGGATCGTCGATAAGAGCCATGATTCTCTCCCATGACGCTTTATGCGGTGGCTTAAACGAACCCGCCGTCATCGCGATTGTCTTATCGTTGTATTTGTATGGCTTGTCTTCAGGCTTTGTCTGAAATGCATCGTTCATCGAATAGTCTTCAAATGGAGACTCATATGGCTGTCTTGCAGACGTAAATGGATTGTCGTAGCTAGCTTCTTCTAGAACGACATTCACAATTTCATTGAATTTGCTTTTCATATTTGAATATGTTGAATTTTTATATCTATTTATTCTTAAAATTGTCTGCTACTATCTTTTTTGTAATGGTCAAGCTGTCTTCATTCGACGACGGCATCTCGTACATATACTTGTTCATGATTTTCTCAATGATAGATCGAAGACCTCTTGCGCCGGTGTTTTTCTGATACGCTCTCTTCGCGATCTCTTTAATAGCAGAGCTATCGAACGTAAGCTTAATGTTGTCCATCTGCATTAGCTTTATGTATTGGTTGATGATCGAGTCCTTTGGATCTGTCAATATTTTCACAAACTCGCTTTCAGTCAACTTGTCTAAAGTAACAATGACCGGAATTCTTCCAACAAACTCTGGAATCAATCCATATTTGATTAAGTCGTCCGGATCATATGAGAAGTCAGTGTTCTTGTATTCGACCGTTTTTGTCTGTTCAATGCTGCCAAATCCAAGTTTTCCTATCTGCTGTACTTCCTTCTCTTTAGCTTCTTTCAAGCCAACGAACGCGCCACCAACGATGAACAGAATATTCTTTGTGTCGACTTTAATGTACTCTTCAGTTGGGTTCTTCCTTCCACCCTTAGCTGGCACATTGATGACGTTGCCCTCGATTATTTTCAGCAAGCCTTGCTGGACGCCTTCGCCAGACACATCGCGTGTCGTAGACGAGCCTGACGTCTTCTTCGCTATCTTATCGATCTCATCAATGAATATAATTCCAGTCTGAGCTTTCTCAACATCATAGTCAGCTGCTTGTAGAAGCTTCAATACGCAATTCTCAACGTCTTCGCCAACATATCCAGATTCGGTGTAAGTCGTAGCGTCGCATATGCAGAATGGAACATTTAAAATCCTAGCTATCGTCTGAGCTAAAAGAGTCTTCCCACTTGCAGTTGGGCCAATCATCAATATGTTGCTCTTGTCAAGGACTTGATCTTTGTTGCTATAGTTGTTCTTGATTTTCTTATAGTGATTATAGATAGCGACAGCCAATGTCATCTTAGCCTGATCTTGTCCAATAACGTATTCGTCCAATTTTTCCTTTATCTCTTTAGGCTTATAGGACTTTATAGAGTTGACGTACTTCTCAATGTTCTTCTTTTTCTTAGCAGGCTTCAAAGACGTCTCATAGTTGCTTATAGCCTCGTTTATCTTATTGTTGCAGTCGAAGCATATCCCAAAGCCTGGCACGCCTGACTTGACAAACTTCATATTTGGGAAATTCGCAATGTCCTTTCCACAGAAAATGCAGACTTCATTGAATATCGGTTCTTCTGCCATTAATCAACCTCGTTAGCTGTAGCTAATTGTTTTATGATGTTCTTACGATACTTCACAAATGCTCTGGACATCCAATAGTCCTGCATCTTTGTGTCTTTCTTTATCTTATACGAACATTTTTCAACGTCGTTTAAGAAAGCGATATTGTTCTTCAAGTCCAATGAACATGCAAATGTGCCAACATCGTATTTTGATGTCAAATATTTTATTTGAACATCTAATGGATCAGCGCTAACAACGATGACGTTCATTGGCGTTTTCTTGAACAATTCATTTATTGAATTAACTATTTTATCAGTAGAATTAAATACTTCACATCGTATTTCATCATATTTGCTTATTTTTTTAAGAAAGCTGCAGATGAATTCTTCACTTAACTTTGCCGCGTCAATGCTTATGATTATTTTGAATCCATTTGCTAAATAAATAGATGCAATGTCGTCAACGTTATCATTCTCATTTACAGACAATATTATGTTCATCAATTCGTCAAGCTTTAGCTTCATTGCAGATCGAAGATCGTTAAATTTTGAGCAAGTAAGCTTTAATCCTACAAATACATCATTCAATAAAAACCATTTATATAAAAGCTTTATATTTTCTGTAATTACGTCGTCTGTGTCCAATATCACATATGAACATACGGTGCACACGCTGTCAGTGTTCAGCGAGAACAAGTTCTTCAATTGATTCTCGTCGAACGCATAGTCTTCACCGACATATAGAAATACTTTCTCAGGACCAATTGGATTGAACGCGGGGTTCTCGTCTTTCGTCTTTCCCCACTTCATCGACGTGCAAGTCTCTTTATCGTACACAAAATTGAAAGAATCGCTTAAAAAAGCTTTGACCTTGCTGTCTTCTTTATATAAAAGATTGCCTTCCATCATGTAATGTCTCTTATATTTCTATTTATTAGTTTATTTTATTCTAAAATCAAAATAACTTTTTTTGCTAAATTAGATTAATGGACGACGAAGTTAGTAGTTTCAAGCTTTCAGATGAAGAGTTCAAGAAGATTTTTCCATTCGACGAACCACGCGAAGGCCAGCGAGAGGTCATAGAACAGATTCTAGGCTACTACAATAGTGGCAAGAAATGCGTCGTCTTGAACGCGCCTACTGGCGTTGGTAAGTCAGCGATTGGATATGCCATCGCGAGATATTTTGAGAACGGCTACATCTTGACAAGCCAGAAGATATTGCAAGAGCAATATTATCGAGACTTCAGCATACCATTCGTCTTAGGCAGAGCGAACTACACTTGCCAGAAGAAAGCTGCTCTTACATGCGACAGCGGGCCATGCAGAGGCATACGAAAGAACTTCTGCACAACCGGAGGCGCAGTGTCATGCCCATACATTGTAGCTAGAGAGAACTGCTTATCGTCTCCATACTCGAACATCAACTACAGCTACTTCTTGCAGATGTTCCCAATGGCTAAAGCCGGCAGCCAATTCCAAAGAAAGCTAATCGTATGCGACGAAGCTCACAACTTAGAAGCAGAGCTTCTGAATAGAAGCGTCGTCTCTATAAGCAAAGACTCTCTTGCGAAGATGGACTTAGACATCGATTTGCCAGACCCGCTGCTAAGCGACGCTGAGAAGAAGAACTGGCTGTTTGGCGAGTTCTACCGATATATCGCAAAAGCTTTCGACAATGTAAAAATCGCAATGACAGCATTAGATCGAATGCCAAATACGCCTGAACTGAAGAGAATGTCAGCGAAGCGAAATGCACTTGGAAATTTGTCGTCTAACATGGAGCTAATGAAAGCGATGAACGACATTGGACAACCCGTCATCATTACGCAAGACGACTATTCTATAGAGTTCAAGATGCTGTTCTGCAACGAATTGTTCAAGAAGATGCTTATGCCGTATGGTGAGAAGATACTGCTAATGTCAGCTACGATATTAGACTATAAGACATATATCAAAAATCTTGGGCTTGACGAAACTGAATGCGCTTACATTGAATGCGACTCGTCATTTCCAGTCGAGAATAGACTTATTCATTTCGTAGCAGTTGGAAGCATGTCGATGAAGAACAAAGCCGATACGCTTCCAAAGATGTGCAAAGCAGTCGACCAGATATTGAGAGAGAATCCTGACGTAAAGGGAATCATTCATACTGTAAGCTACGACGTTGCAGAGAAGATCATAACTGAGCTTCGATATAGCCCAATGTCGTCAAGGCTTCTGCTTCCACGAAGAACGAATAAGAAAGCTATTCTTGACGCATTTCAGAATTCAGAGAAGCCATATGTCCTCATATCGCCATCGCTTACTGAAGGCGTCGACTTAAAGGACGATCTGTCTAGACTTTGCATCATCTGCAAAGTGCCATACGGAAACTTAAAGGACAAATGGACGAAGACGAAGCTTGAGAAAGATAGAGCATGGTACATCGCGAATGCTTGCACTACATTAGTGCAGATGACAGGGCGCTCGATTAGAAGCGAGACAGACTTCGCGACGACGTACATCTTAGACTCCGACTTCTTAAAGTTAGCGCAAAGCGCGATTGACATATTCCCAAAATGGTGGAAAGACGCGGTCGTAATCGACTAATAAAAAAAAACGCTCAGCATATGCTGAGCGTTTCTATTCGACTATCTAATGAATCTTAGTTGAGGGCTCTAATCTTCAGTTCGATTTCAGTAAGATACTTCTTCCATTCATCGCTAATGACGATATTCTCATAAAGGTCTCTCTTGACCTTCTTCAGAGTCTCAAGCGCAGTGTTGGCGTCGCTAGTGTCGATCTTCTTAAAGAACGTATTGAAGAACGCCTTGCGGTACTTCTCATACACAGTGATTTTTGCAGTCTTCTTCAGCGTGTCAGCGACTAGATTATAGTAGTCTTCAGCGCTAATGTTTGGAATATACTGGTTCTGAATGCATGCAGGATAAGCGAACTTAACATGGAAAGTGTCTTTCACTTTCGGGTCAGCCATAAGAGCTGCATACACAGCAGCAGCATTGAACCTATTGCAGAACGTCATATAAGTAGCATGCGCTAGAATATATGGATCGTCTGAAAGCTTTTCGATCTCAGCCTTGAATTCAGCGTAAGTGATGGTGCTAGGATCTCTGCCCTGTAGAGCTTTGAAGACCGGAATCATAACGTCGAATGTAGCTTTAGCTTTCGAGTTCTTGATAGCATCGTTTTCATTGTACTCCTTTTCAAAGGCGGCGACGCCTTCGGCCGTGAAAACTGTATTGTAGTTGAAAGCAAAAGATGTGGCGCAAGCAAAGACCAGCGCGAAAATTAAAGAAAGTTTCTTCATTTTTAGAAAATATCCTTGTTGTATATTTTATTTTTATTTATTATCCGAGCTCATTCAATAGAGCATCATGATTGTCATTATATAGCCCATCTGGGAAAAATTTCTTAAGCTCAGGATCATTGTTGAAGACATTGTACTTATAGTACGCCATGCTGAAGTTGCATGTGACGTCTGTGCCATCAGTCTTCGAATAGTCCAAGTCTACGTTTCGTATATGCTTAAGCCAACATCCCTCGAAGTTGAACGTGCATTTTCGCCTCATGAAGTTGTCCATTAGATACAAGTTCGTTGTGACCACTGGGCCTTGCGTCGAATAGTATGGATTTGCACCACTGTCATACATATACTTTTCGTAGTCAGTTTTCGCGATTGTGTTCATAACGCCATCGCCTAAGTCGACCGTCACAGTGTCGCTTCTATCCTGGTCATATCGAGTGAAGTCGCAAAGCTCAAACCACTTCAGCAGCATCAAATATTGAAGCCAATTGTCTGACATCGTGAATGTTATATTCAATTCTTTCGTTGAGACATTACTTCTAGTCGACACCTCAAATGAATAATTTAAGAATGTCACATTCGTCGTGCCAAGCCTGAATTCTGGAAACGATATGTTCTTGCAGTTCAATGGATAGTCCAAGTAGTATCCATTTTTTATGTTTCCATATTGAATGTTGAAGAGTCTTGCAAGTGGAATATTGAAAATCCACTTAGTGTTGTTCGCTAAGTTGTACTCTTCAATTGGCAGGTCTTGGATTTTATTTGTTGTTTCGTCGGCCATCTATTTTTACAGTCTCTAACGATTGTCATGACATCATGCTCGAACTGGATTCTTTGGATTCCAATAATGTGGATTATAGCTTGGATCATCGAAATCAGGATCATTCTTTTTGATTTCATCTAACTCGTTGTAGTTGAAACGCTGCACATTCTTGCTGGTTCTCCATACGACTGTTATTGTCTTATCGCTTAATTGTATTGATTTTACATCATCTATGTTTACAGCTACATTAGGTCCGCACGTAAACTTCCACTTATTGCTACTGTCATCGATAATTCTAAATCGGGCTTCTTTCGATTTAAATGCGTCAGCTATTTTCATTAATATCTCATGTTCTCTGCCTTTAAGATTTCGCGGGCATTCGATAATTCCAGTATTTATTTCACCATCGAATTTATCACCGTGTAATAAGATCAGTATGGTGTTCTATCGTCTCAATCCTGCATACGACGCCATCGCATTCTTCACCTGCTTTAATCTTATCTAGAACCTCGTCTTCACGCTGGCTTTTACTAGTAAATGAAAATGGATGTCTTATTGTATATTCTTCAGATATGACGCTCAAATACGCTTTAGTCAATTCGTCCATGATAAAAATATCTTCAAACTATTTGATATATTTATCACTAAAAAACCCAGACATATGTCTGGGTTTTGATAAAGATTTTAAATTAAGACTAACTTACTTCATCTTCGCAATCAGCTTGTCGACCGCTGCGTAAAGAGCTTTAGTGCTCCACTTAGCAGTAGAAGGCGACACGCCGACCACCTTTTCGCCATTGATTAGATAGAACTGAGGCGTGCCAGCGCCAACCTTGATTGGACGACCATACTTGTTCCAGTTGTAGGTAGACTTAGCGTCGTCTTTGTTGATGTAGACGTCATAGCCCTTTCCAGCCATGTACTTGATGAAAGCGTCGTCGACATAAGGATAGAGATCCTTGCAGACTGAGCAGCACTTCATGCAGTTGATGAGGAATGTAGGCTTAGTGAACTTGTCAGCTTTGTCAGTGATTGTCTTCGTTCTGTCTTTAAGAGTAGTTCTTACGACTGCCATTTTATATAGATCCTTTGTTTATTTAGCTTTATTTTCAATTTAAACTAATTTGTCATTCAATACATTAACAGATAATATAAAGACTAAAAAAGGCCGGAATTTCTTCCGGCCTTAAGTTTAGCTAAAGCTTATTCAGATTGTAATCGGAATTACATCTGGATGAACTTCTTCTCAGTGTCTGCATTCATCGCCTGAGCGAGGTTTGGCAGAGCAATGTAAGAATAGAACTGACCAGCGCCAAACAGGTTGGTGGTGCAGCCGTAACGAGTACGAGCTGCGGTCACTGGGTTCATCGTGAATGGATCAACAGCGTGCATCAGCTCCAGTGGGATGTATGGGAGGTAGATGATACCTGCATCGTAGATGTTGTTGCCCTTGAATCCGAGGAGGATGTAGTCGCCAGGAGCCATAGTGTCACGATAGAGCTTGATGGTGCCGTTACGGAGAGAACCGATTTCGGTAACACCGACGCCCTGCTCCATGCTCTTGCCATAGGCGTTAGCATGGCCAAGACCACCAGCAACACCCAGAGGATTGTAAATATGAGCCTCGAGCATCGCGGCTGCGGCTGGTGAAGCAACGCACCAGTTGGCAGGACCACGGCGGGACTGGGTAGCGATTGTCGCGGACTTCGCGAGGATCGTGGTGTAGAGGGCGTCAGCGCGTTCGCTCTGATTGCGGCCATCTGCTTCAGCAGGATTCCAAATCATAGCGTTGTTAGCGCGGATAGCAGCCTGAACGATTTCACCGAGGAGCTGACGGTCGATTTCCTGAGCGATTTCGTAGGAAATGATGTCAGAGACTTCGTTCTGCGCATTGAGGCCCTGCATGGTCTTCATATCTTCCTCAGTTTCACGAGTGATCTGAATACCAAGCTTCCTGGTCTTCGCAGTAACGGTCGCCTTGAGGAACTGGAAGTTCGCTTCTGGCATGGTTGAGCCAACGGCCCAGTTTTCAGCGTCGGAGGTGTCCGCGCCATCGCCAATGATGCGTTCCTGCTCGCCGTAGCGGGTCATGTTCATGTAAGTGCCATTGCCGAAGAAGGAATCCCAGATTGCGCCGGACTGTGGATCAGGCATAACAGCGCCTAGACCGCCGGAAACATAAGGAGCAGACAGATCAACCTGGCCCTGGTCGCCGAAAGGAGGCGTGCCAGATGGAACGGCGCCGGAAGGAACGCCAGCGGTCAGACCATAAGGAGAATCATTGTAGCCATACTTAACGCCATTCTGTGGCTGACCAGTGTGATCAGCGAAAGCGTTGAGGTAGCCAATTTCTTTGCCGATGTACTTGTTGTTGCCGGGGATGCCACCGGAGTTGCGGCCGTACATAGCACGGAACGCGAACGCCATGCCGATAGGACCATTCATTGGCTGAACGCCAACGAGCTTATGGGCGATGAGCTGTGGATAAATACGGCGGACCATTGGGATGACGACTGAAGGAACGCGAGCGTCGCCGCGGCCATCAACAGTAGCGGTGCCAGCGTAGGAGCCGCTGTCGCCGTAGGGGCCCATAGAGCCAGCAGTGGTAAGACCAGCGTTAGCCTCGGTCAGAAGACCACGGCTGTTCTTGATCTGATACTGCTCATCAACGAGCTGCTGTGTGTTCTCGAGAACGAGAGCGGTTGACATTTTAACAGTTTCGTCTTTGATGTCGTCTAGAGCATCAATGACAGGCTTCCAGGTCTTATAGATTTTTTCCTGGTTCTTGATTGTACCAAAAATATTCATTAGTTGTTAACCCTTTTTAGTTTTTATTAAGAATTTTTCTTAAGAACTTCAGCGTATGCCGCAATATATGCATTTTCAATGCTTGGAGTTCTTGGTTTTGTTACAGACTTAACGTCTTTGCTTTCGACAACAACTTCTTTCTCTTTATTGTTAGGAAGTTCATTTTTACGTTTCTGTTCATTTACAAGAGCGGAAGGCTTGCTCTCAGACGCCACCTTGTTGACGATAGCGTTGCGCTTTTCTTCGTAGACTCTTCTGTATGCATTTCTTGCATCTTCGATCTGCTCTTCGATAACTTGAGTGCTCTTCGCATTTGCGAAATAGTTCCTAAGGAACGCAGCCTCGTTAGGAGTGCATTTCGAGATCTTAGACTCAAGAAGCGTCTTAGCTTCTTCTTTCTTCAGCCTGCTTTTCAGCTCAGCGCATTCCACGGCAAGACGATTCTGAGCATCCTTTGCACTCTGGATTCTCTTCTCATAATCGTTGAAGACGCCGTCTTTCGACTCTTGGATAATACTGTTCACTTTCAAAATAGAAGTGATCTTGTCAAGAGCTTTCTTAGAAGCATTGTATTTAGCTTCAGAAACGACAGTCTTGACGGGGATAGCTTGCTCAAGAGCGTAGTTCAGATATTTCTCAATTGACTCAGCGAAGAGATCGTACTTCTTCTCTTTCTGCTCAGCCAACTCACGTTTAGCGTTAGCGATGGCCTTCTTCTGCTCAGTGATTGTATTGCGAAGATTGTCCATCTCTTTCCTAGTAGCTTTGTATGCGCGATGCAGGGCGTTGCGAGCGCTGGTCAAGCAGCTCTTCCTAACGTTCTCGCATGCGAGCTCAAGTTTCTTTGAATGATCTTTGTCGATAGCTTCAAGCGTAATCTCAAGTTTCTTGGCATGATCGTTGTCGATGGCTTCGACGAGCTCTTCTAACTGCTCAGCATGCTTTTCATCGATCTTATCGACGACTTCCTGCATCTTCAGAGCATGCTCATCGTTAAGCGCGTCAACGATCTGTTGAATCTTTTCTTTTGTCTCAACGTCTTTATTGTCGATAATCGTCTTAACGGTCTCTTCAAGCTTGGCAGCATGATCTTCATCCATTGCAGCTACTTCTACCTTTGGAACTGTCTGATTGACAAGCAACTGATAAACATTTTCAAGTTTTTCAGCGTGATCGCGGTTGAGTTCATCAACAACAGCGGCAAGCTTATTAGCCGCTTCTTCATCAAGTTGAGCAACTAATTCATCAAATGAAGCCTTTGCTGCAGCTTCAGCAGCTTCTTTACCTTCAGCAAAGCCTTTCTTAAAACCAGCTGCTTCACCGGCTTCATATCCCTTTGTCTCAGCGTCAGATGTCATCTGCCCGAGCGTGTCATTGTATTCCTTAAGCATTCCGGCAGCAGCTTCTTCACTGATAAGATCAGGGCTGCTTGTTCTAATTGTATTTAGCAATTTTTCAAAACTGTTCATATTTTTAAACCCAATTTATCCAAGCTTTTAATTATTTATATATTTTTATTATTTATTCCTCTTCTTCTTCCTCTTCTTCGCCTTCAGGTTCTTCTTCAGCTAGTTCGGAAAGTTCTTCATCAGTTGACTTGTTCTCTTTCTTCTTTTTAGGCTTTTCTTCGTCTTCTTCGCCTTCGGCTTCATCGCCAAAATCAGCGTCTTCATCTTCATTGAAGTCTTCGTCATCTTTCATGTCCTCATCTTCTGAATCCAGCTCGTCAGTCGACTTCACATCCGGAACATCATCATCGCCAAACTTCTCCGCAAATTCAGCGCTAAGCGTATTAAGCGCTTCTTTAATTGTATCAAGTCTCTTTGAAACCTTCTCCTGGTCGACGACGATTGTGCATCTATCCTGAAGATCTCTAAGCTTTTCAGCATAATATTTTATCTTTTCATCAAATGTGACATAATCGTCATCATCTTCTGTAAGTCCCTTTGAATTTAGTCTAGTCTTAAGATTTGCAAGTTTATTTGAAAGACGGAAGCATTTTCTTCTATTAATTCTGCAAGATAACTCAACCATGTCATTTGACATTGAACCAAGATCACCGTCTTCCATTGGTGGAGTTTCTTCGTCAGCGCCTTCACCGTCGCCGTCGCCACTGCCATCTGGATCTAAGTCGTTGCCGAGTTCATCATCTTCATCGTCGCCACCACCGTTACCTTCAGCATCAGCATCAGCATCTTCATCATTGCTAGCGTCATTAAGATCAGTAGCGCCTGCATCATCAAATTCTTCGTCATCGCCGCCTGCTTCTAGAAATAGATTCGACACACGTTCTTCTCTGCACTTTTCAGCTAAAAGAACAAGCTGCTTTAATAGAATGTTTGCGTCTGCATACTTATTTTCAGATATTAGATCAACTAGATCTCTGCATCCGCTTCTCAATGTATGATTCTTCATGTGAAATATATTTCCTATATTTGTTGTTAACGCGTTATAATAAAACGATGAACAGCGCTTCAGTCATCGCTTTAGATTATTTATTTATTTTCTATAAAATATGAAGAAATCTACAATGAAAGATAGAAATTAAGTCCTAACAGCTCTCTAGACTCAGGAATCGTCACTTCATATATGAGAGCGCAATGCGTAGCATATTTCAATGGACACACAACACCAAAGTCATATATGTCTTCTACATCATTTGTCTTTGAATTGATCTTTAAAACAATATATAGATATCTATTGCATAAAATTTGATATACATATCCTTCATTATATAAGTTAGCTAAAACATCCACTTGTCTAAATCCAACGTCAGCGAGGTCTCTTATCTTCAAGCTCTTTTCAAACTTTGGATCTTCAAACATCATTTCAAACCCGCCTTCAGATCTTTCTTGAAGATTAATAATTTCCCAAAATTCCTTTACGATGTTTTTAATGTTCAATAGTCGTGACACCACTTGATAATCTTCTATCACAAGCTGCGCTGCATAGCCAGGTCCATATTCGTCAATTGTCTTAACGTTCTCCTTTATGAATACGTCTTTTTCTTTTATTGGATTTAATGACGTATCATACTCTTTATGAAACGCATATTTGCATGTCTTTCCAGCTGTAGATCTCGATTCAATCGAAAATTCCTGATAACAGCCTGACACACTATTGAATTTAGACTTAGCATGCATAACTACTTTAGAGTCTTGATAATCTGACCATATTGTAAAGTCTTTCGTCTCTATGTTGTAGTCGATGTTTATTGGATTCTCTTGGTTGTATGCATCACCAAATTCGGCTTTAGCCTTTGGATTACTTACATAAGTCTTAAAGAATCTTTTTAACATGTAGTCGCCGGAAGGAGGCACTTTACTAAAAGACTCTTCAGGAAAACTTCCTTTGAAATACACATTCTTAAATAACGCTACGTTTTTCTTTTCTATCTTGTCGATTTCAAGATACATTTGATACTGGTTCTTATTGTAGTTGTTCAATCTGTCATTCGTTGTATACATATCGCCAGTGTATGGATTCGTATGAATCTTAGATATGACAGGATCACCCGATATTGCAGGATAGTCGGCAGCATAGATATTGTTGACTGAATATTGGCCATTTTTCATCTGCTCGTCATCATCGCCAATAAAATCTTGATCTGGATCGACCGCAATGAAGCCCATGCCTTCTTTTTCATTATCGTATTTTGACACACCATCTGGCGTATTGAGATAATCGCCAAACGCCCATATGTCGTCGTCTTGGTCAGAGTCACCCGGATATCCAGTTCTATTAGGAAATATCTTAATGTTCTTTACTACTGACTCTAAAGCTGGATCAATTGCATTGTCTGTTGCATTCATACCATAGAACAGCCCAGATCTCAATGTAAAACTACTGGTTCCTTTATACATAAAGACATTCTGTGGATTGTAGTCAGTAGTCGATTCATATGATATGGAATGGCCCCATGTTACTTGTGATTCAAGAGCTCTATCTCTAAGACGTGGATGCCACCACCTTACATAAACATCTGGCCTGAAATGAACCGCGAAATTCGACAATATCTGATCCAAATCTTCTCTATATTTTGTAACAATGGTGATATCATATCCAATGTTTATAGGCTGACCGCGCTTCTTGCTAAATTCAGCTGGTCTATATTTTGGATCATCATAGTCTAGTTTCGAGAATGAATCGTCTTGCTGGTAAAACACATCGCTATGCAAATCGAACATTCGGTTTGTGTCAGTCCTAAGCTCTTTCATCTGCATGACAATCAAAGGCATCTTGTATTTTCCGAGGATGGTTCTCCAAGCTCTTCATGATAATGCCCCTGTCGCCAAGTAAGCATGGCACTTCGATCTTTTGCTGAACGATGTCTTTCAATGTGATAATCTTCGACCAGTCCCTATCGACTCCATGCTTACGTCTATCAATGATGATATCGTTGAAGATATTCACCATCAACGTAGTGCTTATTAGTATTTCAGAATTGTATGACCTATATTTCATTGAATCTTAATTCCAAGCCAATGCTGGAACCTTTGATACGGATTTATCTCAGGTGGATTGACATTTAGCATCCTAAACTGCTGATCTGTAAAGTTTCCAGCAGTTAAGTCATGCGAAAGTCCTTCGACATCTAAGATGTTCTCAAAATGCTTCTTTGACATTAACAAAACGCCTGAGCCATGACAGTCTAACGAAATCTTATTTGTCACGTCAGTATTCTTCCATTTATCATCGTATATCCAATTGATGTAATTGTAGTTTTCAACAACAGCGTCTTCAACTTTCCATTGGCATTCAAGTATTGCATACTCAAGAATTTCTTCTTGATTCTCAAACTGCATTTCGACATTATCAAATGATCTAGCTTTTGCTGACCATATGTGAATCTTTATGAAATGCGAATCGATTATCTTCTTAAATCTTCTATAATACCAACTATACAATGTATATGTCTCTACATAAAAGAACAACTCTTGCTCATCTGACTTAATGTCTCTAAGAGTGCAATTTACCCATTTCATAATGTTGTTCTTTACTCTGTTCGAAT